AAGAAGAATTTTAGCATATTATTTTAAATTAATTTGTTCGAATTGAGCGATAAAGATTTGTTCATTTATTTTAAAAAGTCGATTTTTGGTAAATTGAAATTTTTTATTAAAATAACGATTTTCAAGATGTTTTTTGATTGCCATTAATTTTTGTAATTTTGTCATATAATTTGTTTTTTTAAGTTAATATTAATTATTAGTTGCTAATTTTGATAATTTTTCCGACGCGAAAAATAAAGCGATTGTTTATTTTTGATTTTGTAAAACTGATGTTTAAAAATTTAAAAGACATATTTTTTTAATTTAAAGTTAATATTTAAAATGAAATTAAATTCATTTCATAAAACACATTATGAATCATAAAATTATTAATGTCAAGCGAATAAATGAATTATTTTAAAGATTGTTCAAAATGAGATAAGACTACAAAGACAAGGGCTTGCTGGATTATTAAAAGATAATGATAAAAAAAGATTAAAAATAATTTGTGAATAAAATGATTTAGAATGTGATTAATATTAGTGAATTATTAGAAGTTAATAAGAGTTAATTTAAAGAAAATGATGTCAAGAAATATCTTAATAAAATAAAAAAAAAGTTTAGATTGTATCAAAATAGATTAAATCAATTCATATTTAAATTTGTTGCGACCACTTGGCTTAAACTTTTTAAATTTAATGCCAAGTTGATCGGCTAATCTTTGAGCTGTCATATCAGCGATACCAAAATTCTTTGCAACAACATTTCTAGTATTGTTTTTAGCCATTTCTATAAATTTGTTTTTGTCAATTTGTTTCATAAGTTTATTAAATTTTCTTTTGTTATATAATTTTTTAAAGTTGTTAATGTATTTACCTTTTTATTTAAATTATTTTTAATTAGTTTTTCTAGCCCAGTATTAACATAAAAATTATAAATATTGCAGGGCTTTTCTTGCCCGACTCTATAGATTCTATGCAAACTCTGCTCCTTGTCTTTGTAATCAAATGTTTGAGATAAATAAATAATGTTATTACAAAATTGTAAATTATGACCCATACTCCCACTTCCATAAGTGCAAACAAGTATTTTAGCCCCATTTTTAAATAACTCGATTCCATTTTTACACCTGCCCGAGTATTCGACGCAATCATAATTAGCGTTTAAATAATTAAGCTCGCTAACATATTTAACATATATTATTACCTGATTATTATTAATAACATTTTCCAACAAATCATCAAGTTTAATAAATTTATCTAGGCAGTTCTCGGTATAGCAATGCTGTAGTTTTTGAGCAATTGCTAGAAAGTCAAAATCTTCCGTCATTGTTTCGTAAATATCTTGCTTGTATAAATAATAACTTTCTTTCTCAAGCTCATCTAAATAACAATCTACATCAATGAAATTTAAACCACAATTAATTTCGAGCTCTGCATCGCAAATATAAGGTTTTAATATCTCGATTAAAGCCTGTTCGTTGTAAGGCTTGTTTCCTTTTGCATAACTTCGATATCCATCTTTTTTATAAATTAAAAACTGATTAGCAAATTGCCTCTCGGTCATTGATAAAATTTTAGGGTGAATAAATTGCACCTGCGAATATAAATCAAGTAAGCTGTTAGTAATTGGCGTGCCATTTAGAATAAGTCTAAATTTAAATAAATGCCAATTTTGTAAAAGCCTCTTTGTTCGCTTTGCAATCAAATTTTTAATTGTTATTGATTCATCAACAACGCAAAAACTTGATTTATTTGTTGCCAATGCAACCATTTCTAAATATTTATTATCACTACTGCCGACTCCTTCAATTGTAAAAAAATGAATTGGTTTAGTTAAATTCCCGCTCCATTTATTTATTTCGTTTAAATAAGATTTAGATTTAATCAAAGAGGCGGGGGCAATCCAAATTACGCAGTCTATATCATTTTGTTTAGATATGATTAAATCAACCGCAACCTTTGTTTTGCCAGTTCCCATTGACATAAACAAAATTCCAGCTTTTAGTTTACTTAATTTATCAAAAGCTTGTTGTTGATAATCAAAATTATCCACTATTCAACCTCCCAAGATTTAGAAAATTCTTTGTCTTTAAATAAAGAAGCCAAACCTGTAATTTGTTTTAATCTTAGAAGCTCATCGGCATCCATTCCAAGGTGTTTTGCAATCCATTTATCGCTCTTGCCCATCTCTAATAATTCCGCAACTATATTTGACATTAAATTAACGGAGTGTGAACCTCTAGCTCTATTATGTCTAATGGTCGAAGCCATCCTATTTGAAATATCTTTGTCAATAACAACTATTGGTAATTTTCCACCTTCTCTTTCATAAATATCTTTATGTTTATTAATAATTGTGTATCGGTGAAAACCATCAACTATCTCATATTTATCAACCTCTGGCAAATAATAACAAACAATCGGCATTGTGTAGCCATCATTTAAAATTGATTCATAAAGAAGTTTCATTTCAGGAGAGGCAACGCTATTGGGATTATAAGCGTTAGCTTGAATCTTTTCTACAGGTATAGATAATACATTATAAACTGGACTTTTCATATATTTTATAAATTTTTATATTTTGTTAATAATTCTTTCATTCGCTCTTGCTGTTGTTTAGTTTGAGTAAAAGAAATTGTTTTGCATAAATGGTCATTTTTAAGAATACAAATTGCCATCCTTCGCCAAGTTGGAGCTAGCTTTGCACTCTCAATTTTAGCATCTAAACAATCATTTATTTTTGTGTAGACTAAAAGTTTTTTATCTTTTTTGCCTCTTGTAGATATTTTTTCTAATATTTTTGCACCTTCTGGCAATTTGTTTTCAAGATTATTACGAACTGGACAGCCTTTCTTATTCCAATACTTCATAAATTTAATAAATCTTTTTTTGTAATGCGTTGAAAGTTCTGGCGGTAGAGTCGAAAGCAATAATTTTGTATAACTTTTCCAAGTATGACCTTTTGGTAATTTAACCTTGCCATATCCCATAATTTTTTCACCACAATAAATATTGCCAAAATTTGCACCGCTAACTCTATTAACAACTTTAGCCCAAGTATCTTGCTCTATTACTCGAAATAAAGCTAATCCTATTCTTTGATCGTCGCCGTAAGGTTGGCAAATTCTTTGATTAGCAATTGATAAGCCAGCCTTCCAAAACAAATCATAAACTTTGTTATAATTCCAATTTAATTTAGCATTCCCGATCCAAATGTCTTCCGTAGTCCAATCGTAAATTGGATAGCAATTAAAAACATTATCACAAATTTTTGTAGTCCAAATCTTATTTTGAAACATTTTTTTTTCTTTGCTGGCGATTGTGCGATATCGATTTAAACTTTCATCGCTTCTAATCCCGACCAAACAAGCGGTTTTTTTTCCTTGCGAAAACCATTCGCCAAAAGCTGGGGTAAATTCCTCAAACTCCATTTTTTCTACGAAAAAATCAAAATAATTAAGCTCAGAAATAACATAATCACGAATTGGCATTTCTCTAATCCACTTGTCTTTTTGCTCACTATCCCAACAAGTCCAAAACGGATTAAATACACTAACGGCATTACGAAGGTTAAGAGGTAGGCAAACAAAATAAGGCTCTATCAAATCAAGATTATTATCAATAGTATCTAAGATATAATCAATTGTCGCTTTATATTGCCCTTCTAAATCGACTACTAAAACCCCTATTTTTTCTTTTATATTATTAGCTCGCATATAATCAAGAGTAAGGTTTAGCATTACCCCGCTATCTTTACCGCCACTAAAAGATAAATAAACTCGCTCAAAATTATCAAAAATAAATTTTAATCTTTCTTGCGAAGCTTCGTAAACATTTTGTTCAAGATATTTTTTCATATTTTTAACTCCTCAATTGGTTCTTGATTGTAAAGTGGTGCAATATCTTTTGGCTTATGATATTCGCTAACAATTTTACTAGCTTTAATATTTTTATCTTTGGCGATAAATGTGGGGAGTTTAATATAACTACCCTCCATAAATCTAAAAAGTTTATTTGGAATCCAAATTTCTTTTTGTTCAAATAAAAACAAAGTTGCTTTATCTGTTTTCGATATAACATCATGATATTTAGCTTTAATCCACTCTTTCATATTAAGCAAAAGCCTCTTGAATTTCTTTAGCAGAATATTCAACCTCTTCAATTTTAGTAAATGAAGTAGTTTTACCTTTGCCATTTCTGAAGCAATTAAACTTAAATTCCTCTGTAAAGCTAATTGTCATCAAATAATTACCCTTGCCGTTGGTTCTAACGCATTTTGCAGGATGCCAAAACATTAACTCTGATTTTGGTAATTTGATTAAAACGGCTTTTTCTGTTTCTTTTTGAATTAAATTTGAATTTGCTTTTATTTGAATCCAGTTTGTCATATTTTGTTAAATTAATTGTTAATATTAGTTAGAAAGTTTAAGTAATTCATCAAAATTTTTAGGCTCGGTAATGCCTAGTTCTTTAATAGCAAAATCAAAGGCATCACAAGCTAGGTCATAAGAGCCTTTATAACCAAATGTTGATTTAAGCTTGCTAAATTCGGTAATAAAAGGTTTGAAGCTAAAACCATCAACTGATTTTTCATCTTTTTTAATAGCGATTTTATCGCCAAAAGACATGAAAGGAATATTTAAATATATTGTAGTTTCTTGAGTTGAAGGATTAGTCCATTTTTTAAAAGAAATTTTCATATTTTGTTTTTTTAAGTTAATATTTTTATCGTTTTTTTCCGATAAGATAACTCTAAAACAATAAAATAACTAAGTCAAGTAAATAATTAAAATAAATAATTAAAGTTTATACAATCAATAAAATCAAGGGTTTACGATAGTTTCAAAATGGGAATTATAAAAAAATAAAAAAATATTTGACAAGTATTTTTTGATGAATATTATATTTGCAACGGACTAATTACCCGTCATATCCAGCATTGGTTATTTTTTTTCTATTGGAATGGAGTCGAAAAGACTCCACTCTAGAAAACTTTTAAACAACTCGATATTTATAGTAACAAAATAAGTTAGCTCAAAATAGCTAATTAACAATGCCCAATCATCAATAAATAAGTGGGCGTCGGGTTCTAGTGGCTTTAAAAAAGCGATAAACTTGCCCAAATTGATTTTGTGAGTTAAATTAATTATTTAACCTCTGATGACAAGTGAAATAAAACCCTTGCGTGGTCGTGCATTTGGCTTTAAGGGAAGAAAGTGGAGGTCATGCTCCGACAGTTGTCCACTCGAAAGAGTAAGGATTCAGAAGTATTTTAATAAATAGGGAGTCGTCAACCTGCCCGTATAATTGTAAAATTATATCTTCTAAATGCAATTTGTAGAAAGGGGCTTTGCGACAACTCAAAAGCATATTTTTGCAGATAACCTTTTTTTGATAAAGGGTTATTTGCGTCTAGAGCAATGCTCCAATCTAAAAGCATAACTTAAATTTAACTTGACAATTAAAATAAAGTTAATAACTTTTTAGCACTTGGTTAAAAATAAAAAAAATTATGTCTGAAATTACTATTGGCGAATTTATTGAAAGAGAAAAAGAAATTGCTAGTTTAAAAGAGCAATTAAAAAATAGTGTTTGGAAACCAAGAATTGAATGCAGAATTCCTAAAAGAGATAAAGAACCAAAAAGAAAGTTGATGATTAATTTAGAAATAAACGATTTTAATAAAATGTTAAAGGGTAAATCAAAGAAAAAACATGGTTAAAAATAATGACTAAAAAGAAACCAAAACATTTACATAATTCAGCTGGAAGACCTACTATAATGACACCCGATACCGTCAAGAAATTAAAAGAGGGTTTTGCACAAGGCTTTAGCATTGATAATGCTTGCATTTGGGCGGAAATATCAAGACAAACATATTTTGATTATTGCAAAGTTCACCCTGAATTTTCTGACCTTTGCAAGACTTTGCAGAAAAAACCCCTAATAAAATCAATTTCAGTAATCAATGAAGCATTAAATAGTGGCGATGTTTCGACTGCCAAATGGTATGCCGAAAGAAAAGCAAAAGATGAGTTTAGTTTAAAAACAGAAACTGAGCATTCTGGAGAAGTTAAATCAAAAGTTGTTTATATCGAGAAAGAAGAGAAAGAAAATTATAAAAAACATATCAATCAAGTAATCGATGGAGATTAAAAACCCCCAATATTTTGGACAGCTCTTACATAAAGAAGGCTTTGAACGCTGGTTTTTATATATGTTTAGGGTAATCGAAGGTAGGAAGTTTATTAAAGAAAACTTACATCCTCAATTATTTCAAGCTTATCAAGATGTTTACGATTTAAAAGAAAAAAGATTAAACATAAATGTTTGCCCACGATCAGCAAAAACCACCTTAGCTAAATATTTTATCGCCTACACTTTAGCTTATAATCCAAAATCTAACTTCATTTATACCAGCTACTCGCAAGCATTGTTAAATGATATATCAAGAGACTTAACAAATATATTGATGCATCCGATTTATTTGGCTATGTATGATAACGGGGCAAAAGAAGAGAAACAAGAAATTGACCCAATAGATGAATTTTGGCAAAGTTATATTCGAGAAGAAACTGGGAAGCCAACATTTTCAAGCAGAAAGATAACAACAGCGGAAGGCGGGGTTGTTTTATTCTCATCTATAGGCTCGCAACTTACGGGCTTTGGTTGCGGGCAAAGGGGGGCTAAAGTATTCTCAGGTTGTTTAATTATAGATGATGCAAATAAGCCGTCTGATATTTATTCACAAGTGAGAAGGGAGAAGGTCAAATTATATTTTGAAGAAACTTTATTATCTCGATTAAATGATAGTGAAGTTGCAATTGTTAATATTCAACAAAGGCTTCATTTAGAAGATTTAACGGGCTTTTTATTAACAAAGTATAAATTTAATTTACTTAAATTGCCGTTGGTGGTTGATGGAGTTTGTCAATTGCCTTCACAATATACGCCAGAGCGATTAGAAGAGTTGCAAAAAAACGAGTTTATGTTTTTATCACAATATCAACAAACTCCGATTATCTCAGGCGGGGCGATATTCAAAAGAGATTGCTTTATTTTTACAAATATATTGCCCGAAAAATACGATTATACTTTTATGACGGCAGATTTAGCGTACAAAGACAAGCAACATAATGATTTTACTTGTTTTAGCTACTGGGGCGTATTATATAAAAAATTATATTTAATTGATGCTAAAAGAAAAAAAATAAATGCCGTTGAGATTGATGGCTGGATTAGACCTTGGATTATGCCAAAATTAGGCTATGGATTTAGATATATTTGGATTGAAGATAAGGCTCACGGAACTTATTTATTGCAACAATATAGAAAAGATGGCTTACCAGTGCCAAGTGAACAAATGATTAAACAAACATTGCCCAGAGATGGCGATAAGGTTATGAGAGCAAATAATATTATTCCTTGTTTAAATATGACAAGTCCTAATGTTATATTTAATAATCAAATTGAAGGATTCAATGATTTGGTGGAAGAGTTATTATCTTTTAACAATTCAACAAATGATGATTTTGTGGATACCGTTATTGATGGTTGTAAAATTGCATTGTTTGAAAAAAAGCAAATTGTAAGCTTCTAGAAGCATTGTTTTTAGTGTTTATTTTTTATAAATAAAAGCTATTATTAAAAATAAAATCAAATTTTTTACAATGAATTGGAATTTCTTTAAACAAAAAAAAAGCGAACAAAAATTCTTTAATTATTTTTTAGGTCGAGATAATAATTACTCAACTACAACTAGCCCTAATGAATTTATTAATTTCTATTTAGAAGCCTGTCCAATTTTTACAGCAACAAAGATGATTGCCGAGGCTATTGGCTCAATTGATATTGTTTTAAAAAATAAAACAAACGGTGATTTTATTTATGAACATGACGCTTTAAAGCTTTTAAGAAATCCTAATCCATTTGTTGATGGTCAATTATTTATGCAAGAACTGGCTTCATCATATTTATTGACTGGCAACACTTATGTAAATATAATTGGCGAACAAAAGCCAGTAGAATTAAATTCAATAAACCCACAAGACATAACTATAATTTCAGATTCTAAAGATGGCTATGCGGGCGAATATAATTGGAGTGCAACAGCTTATACTCGAATTTATGTAAGAGATTTAGCTAAAAGATTTATTGATAAACAAAGAAACGAATTAATTCATTTAAGAAGTTATAACCCAAAATTTTCATCATCAAATCTTATTGGAATATCAGCATTTGCAGGATGTCAACTAGAAATACAGCAATATATTTTGTCGAGTATTCATAACTATTCGTTGTTAAAAAACCAAGCGAGACCGAGCGGAATTATTACTTACAAAGGCAATAATGATTTAAGCCAAGAACAAGTTGACGGTTTAAAAGATACAATTAAAAGTAAGTTAAGTGGAGCTAAAAACGCAGGAGAGCCAGCATTTCTAGGTGGTGATTTTAATTGGATTCAATTATCAGAATCAACAAAAGATATGGATTTTCAAAACCTTAAAAAATCAGTTGCCGAAGCTTCTTATTCGGCGGTTAAAATACCGCTTCCAATGATTAGCCCCGACAATATGAGTTTTGCAAATATGGACGCTTCTAAATATCTATTTTATGATAATGCAGTTTTGCCAGTCCTAAAAAGAATATTAAAATTTTTATCAGTAAAATTATTATCAAGATATCCAAACGCTGAAAACTTAGAGTTCTATTACGATGAATCATCAATCGAAGCATTAGAATCTAGAAAATATGAAAATGCTAAAATCTTAAGTCAAATTGGCAAATACACAGATAATGAAATTAGAAGCATCACAGGCTTTGAATCAATTGATGGTGGAGATATTATTTATCGACCAGCAAATTTAATTGTGTCAGGCAGGGATAATTACACAGAGGATAATAGAGACAAACCAGTTGCTAAAAGTGAATTTATTAAGATTATGAAAGAGCAACAAAAGCAAGATGGCGGAAAGTTTTACACTAATGATTATATCGAATTAAAAGCCAAAGAATTTTATGGAAATTGATGTTCGCAAGCGTAAATTAGAAGCTAATGCGATTCCTGATTTGCGAGTTATTTTTAGAAACATGGCAAATGATGCAGAAAGCATTTATCGCAAAAACGGAACTATAAACGCAAAAGAATTAGCAAATAATTATTATCCTGAGTTTTTAAAAGAAATTAGGGACACTATGCGTAAAACCGTAAAAGAATTTGGCTTTAGTTTGCGTGATGATTTGCAAAAAAAAGGTTTAAATTTCGGCATAGATTTTGAAATAAAAGAAATCACCGATCCGAATGTTAAAGATAAGTTAAAAGAAATAAACACACAATTTAGAGAATCATCAACATTCTTTATTGCAAATCAAAGCGAACAGCAAGCAAGATATATCGCAGAAACAAACGCAAAAGAAATTGATTTAGCAATAAGACAAGAAGAGTTAAAATTCGACAATCAAAAAGCTTTACCCGAGTGGATTATCATTGCAAGAAATGTTAAAATCAATTTACTTGATCGAAGGCAAGCAAGAAGCGAATTAATAGCGTCTCAAGTTGTGGGATTAACTGAAGCTTGGACGAGACAAGAAGAGGCTCAAATTATAGATGAACAAGAACTTGAAATTGATAATAAACCCGTTGAAGTTTTAAAAACTTGGATTGCAATTTTGGATATGAAGACAAGACCAACCCATGCGAGTGCTGATTTTCAACAAGTTAATATAAACGATAATTTTAATATAGGCGGTCATCAAGCTAAATTTCCAAGAGACCCTAACTTGCCCGCAGAAGAATCTATTGGGTGTCGTTGCATCGTTGATTATTCTAATAAGTTTGGCAATAAGTCATTTGAAAAAAGTATTGCTAGCATTGATTTAAAACCAACGGCAGAAATGGCAAAGGAAGCCGAGAGAGGCTTAAAATGGAGAGAGGAATTTGGAAGAGGTGGAACAGCGGTTGGAGTTGCGAGAGCTAATCAACTAAAAAATCGTGAGAATCTAACACCAAGAACAATTGGTAGAATGGTTTCTTATTTTGCAAGACATGAAGTTGATAAGCAAGCAGAAGGATTTTATCAAGGCGAGGAAGGCTTCCCAAGTGCTGGGCGAGTGGCTTGGCAACTTTGGGGTGGCGATGTCGGCAAGGCTTGGGCTAATAGAAAATGGGAAGAAATAAAAAGGGAAAAAGATAAATAATTGGCTATCCCATTGACCTAGTTGAATCAGGCTTCCAAGAAAAAGCCTTAGGCTTATCTGCAGGTTTAGAAAAAAAATCAATCAACCCATCCTCCATATTTGTCTTATAAATAGGACTACAAATATAAGGCTCTTTATCGCCTCTCTTTATGCTTTCAATAATCTCTAAAGCTAACCTCGAAGCATTCCTTTCCCCAACGACAACACCCTGAGAAAAAGAGCCTATATTCCCGTCTCTAATATCTCCTTCGGTTGTAGCCATTTCTTTTAATAATTTTAGTTTTTCTTCCATTTTATCATATGTTTAAAATTTTATAATCGTTATTACCAAAATAAACAGTTAGTCTATTATTCTCTTTAGCTTTTCTAAAAATTTCTTTATCATCAGAAATTAAAATGCCATAATCACCGCAATCAAATGATGAAATAAATTCCTCACCATGACCACTAGTAGCTAATCCAACCCCAACAGTAGCACCGCCATTCATTCCCATACCAATAACAGGGACTGCATTTGTTTCTAATGTCGAACCTTTAAAGCTACGACTCAACAATTTGCAATCGATTGTTATTGCTTTGTTGTGAATGTAATATTGCTTATAAAAAAAACCCAAGGGAATAATAAGAATTAAAATTGAAGAAAGAATAACATAAACATAATCAGTTTTATCCCGCTTAGGTTCTTTAGGATGTTCAATTAACGATGGTGATGGTATAAAAGCCATATTATCTCCAGTTATTTTTATTTTTTTAATTTATTAATGATGTTGATTTTCGTGGCGGAGGTGGAGCGGGCGGAAGCCCATTTTTCCAACTGCGACGAATTGCCTTACGATGCTTAGATTTTTTTTTTTCTTAAAAATTCCAAATTTAATTTTTATTCTTTCCCAAAAAGACTTAGGTTTTTCAAATGGCAATATCACTATTGCTAATCCTTTTGAAACAATATCGTCAGCAATATTAACATTATGATAAATGCCCATAGGCTTAATTTGCAACATTAAATCATTTATAGATTTTTTAGTTGCCTCATCTTTAACATAGAAAATTAATCGATGATCCATGAACAAAATGGCATCAATATTTCTGTTCTTAAATTCTTCGATTATTTTATTTTTAGTAAACATATTTTTTTAATTTAATTTACAAACACCTCGTATCCGTTGGAATCGGAGGGAATTTAATTGCTGGTGGCTCGATTGGTTCGATTGGTGATTTTCGATTATCAAATTCGATTTTTAGCTCTTCAAGGGAAATATTTGTTTCGAGTTTTCCACATAAATAAAGAATTGTTAAATCTTTTCTAATTAATGCCCAAAGTCTATTGTGAACTCCGTATTTTTGCCAAGTGTATTTAATGTCCTTGAAAAAGCTATATTGCTTGGCTAACTCAGAAACTTCTCCGTTATATGGCAATTCGCTTTTATATTTTTTAAGAACATATTCGAGAAGTTCATAACTTCCATTAAACTTAGTATTATTTATCATGATGAAATTGGATTTATTCTAGTTGAAATAAAATTGATTTTTCGTAAGTTAATCGAAAATTATTATTTATCAACAAATAAATTATGCAAAAAGAATATAAATCGTTTCCAGTCGAATTTAAAGAAATTCAACCCGTTGAGAATTATTTTACATTTAAGGGTTATTCTTCCGTCTTTGGTAATGTTGATTTTGGCAACGATGTTATATTGCAAAGTGCTTTTGATAAGGCTTTAAGCAATAATACATCATTCCCTTTGTTGTGGCAACATGATATGCACGAGCCAATTGGAATAGGCAAAGTTAGCAAAAATAGTATTGGACTTTATACAGAAGGTTCAATGCCTTTAGACGATGATTTAGTTAAAGGTCGAGTAATTCCACAAATGAAAATTGGTGCGATTCGCGAAATGTCAATAGGATTCTTTTTAAAAGATTATGAATTTGATAAAGACGGCGTAAGGATTTTAAAAGAAATTGAACTATTTGAAATCTCGTTAGTAACTAAAGCAATGAATCCAAAAGCCGTAGTTGAAAGCTTTAAATCCTTTGGTGCAAATACTAAATTACCATTTGCCCCTAGAAGTAAAGAGTGGGATTCAACGCAAGCAGAAAACAGAATAAGAGAGTTTACTAATTCAACCGATTCACCATCTAGCGATTATAAAAAATATTTCATGTATTTTGATAACCAAGCCCCAGAATTATTTGGAAGCTATAAGTTATTATTTGCCGATGTTATTGATGGCAAGCCAATGATTATACCTAGAGCAATTTTTGCAATTGCTGGCGTATTAGAAGGTGCTAGGGGTGGCGTTGATATTCCTGCAGAAGATAGAAACCGAGTAATTACAGCGGTTAATCAGCTTTATAAAAAAATGGCTATCGAATTTGAAGATGATACAATTGTTTCTCCAATTTCTAAGTCGTTTGAAAGCTTAAAAGATGTTGAAGCTAGTTTAAAGCTTGCTGGCTATTCAAATACAGAGGCAAAAACTTTAATTAGCAAAGTAAAAGAATTTAGTATTCAACGAGATGTTGAAGATAATACAGGGCAACGAGATGTTGCACGAACAAAACAAATCGATGACTTGAGAAAGAACATCGAATTATTCAATTTAACAAATAAAATTAATTTAAAAAATGACAATAGAAGTTAAAGATAATTTTCAAGAAGTTATTAAAGGACTTGAAAAGGCAACTCTTGAGGGTAATCAAGCAGTTATTGAAAAATGCAACTCTCTTCTTGACAAACAAGAAGAAAAAAACCAAAAATTGGTTTTAGAAATTGCAGAAACTAAAAAAGCTCAAGAAGAAGCTAATGATTATATCAAAGGCTTAGAAGCTAAAATGCAACGATTTAATGCAAATACTAACGAATATAAAGAGACTTCACAAGAAATTAAATCTTATATCAGTTTCTTGAATGCAGGCGAAAAAGGCAAAGAGTTTCAACTTAAAACTTTGAGAACTAGCGATAATACTGATGGTGGTTATTTTATCCCAACAGAATTAGACAAAGAAATCATCAAAAAAATTACTGAGATTTCGCCAATTGATCAACTAGCTCGTGTTAAAACAATGCGTTCTAAATCATTAGAACAAAGAGTTAGAAGCACTTTGCTATCATCAGGAATGATTGGAGAGGAAGAAGAAGGTTCAAATTCTAATAGCAAATATGGCAATATTAAGTTAATTGCTAAAAAAGCTCATGCAACCGTTGCTATTACAGTAGAAGAATTGGCTGATGCTGATATCGACTTAACAAATGAAATCAACCAAGATATTGCAGAAGAATTTGCAAGAATTAGAGGTTCTCAATTCGTTAATGGCGATAACAGTGCAAGACAAATTCAAGGCTTATATTCTGCTGATGCTGGAATTGCTTCAATTAATAGCGGAAGTGCAACTGCGATTACTTTTGATTCATTGATTGAATTAACTGGTCAATTAAAAACTGGTTATAACCCTGTTTATGCTTTCAATCGTAAAACATTGGCAAAAATCCGTCAATTAAAAGATGGAGCAAATCAATATATTTGGCAATCTGGTAATTTAGGTGCTGGACTTCCAAACCAAATTAACGGCTTCAATTACGCAATAGTTCCTGATATGCCTGATATCGCATCCGATGCTTTCCCAGTTATTTTTGGTGATTTTGCTAGAGGCTACACTGTCGGTAATAGACAAGGTGTTTCTGTAATTCGCGATGAAGTTACTAGAAAAAAACAAGGCGAAGTTGAATTTACTTTCTTCATCAGATTTGCTGGCGTTGTAAGTTTACCAGAAGCTTTCTTAAAACTTAAAATTGCATCTTAATTATTAATAATAAATTCTTAAAAATATGTTTGATTTAAAAAATGAAATTAAAGTTGACAAAGCTTTAAGTATTAGTGCAATTAGCACTAACACAACTACCGCGGGCGATGCTATTACATTTAATGGCTTTGGTTCACTTACATTTGTTATTCAATCTGGATCTTTAGCTGATGGAACTTATACTCCAAAAATTACTGATTCAGAAGATGGAACAACTTATGTAGAAGTAACTGACGCAACTAAATTGCTAGGAACAATTGCTAATGCTACATTCGTAGCAACCGATGATAATAAAATTAAAACCATCGGTTACATTGGCAACAAACCTTATGTTAAATTGTCAATAGTTTCTACTAGCGTTACCTCAGGCGGAACTCTTGGAGCAACTGTAATCAAAGGACACCCAACTAGCTCACCAGTTGCCTAATACTTAGTAAGTTTCACCACAACTTATTAATAAAATAACAATAATTAAAATTTATGAAAATACTTGTAAAAAAAGATATAAAAGCATCGGCAAATGAAAATGGAAATGTAATCAAAGATTATAAAGCTGGCGAAGTTTACGAAATTTACGAAGGTTTGGCAAAAGTATTTTTGCGTGAAGGCTGGGGAATAGAACATAACGATTCTAAACCCGCTGAAGAAAATAAAGAATTAGATATCGAAGATAAATCTATTGATAATTTAGAAAATAAAGCAATTGAAGATTTAGAAAATAAAGAATTTAAAAAACAAAATAAAAAAAATAAATAATTATGCCAAAAAAAACAGATTACGCAGAATTTAGAGTTTTTGCTAACGATGAAATATTAACCGTTCCAAACAGTTCTCAACTCTCTAATGCGATAAGTTTAAGCGGGACATTTGTTGCGGGCTTTATTACTCCAGCATCTTTGACATCTAATAAACTTAGTTTTCAAGCGTCAATTGATGGCACAAACTTCTTTGATTTGTATGACGGAGTGGGAGCTGGAGCATTAAAAGAGATAGGCATAGGAACAAATAGAGCTATTTCTTTGCGAGATAGTTTACACAATATGGATTTTCCTTTTATTAGAATTAAAACTTCTTCAGCCGAAGGGGCGGAAAGAAAATTTCAATTAGTTTTATCGATTAAATAATGCAAGAATATATTCTATTAACAGATTCAGCAAGCGAACCAGTTTCTTTAAGTGAAGTAAAAACTCATTTAAGGATAGATACAAACGATTACGATAATATTTTAACACCACTAATTAAAACTGCTCGCAATTTAGCGGAAGAATACACCGCAAGAGATTTTATTAATAAAACTTGGGAATTATACCTAGATTGCTTTCAAAATGGCTTAGAAATTGAAAAAACTAAACTACAATCAATTACATCTATACAATATTTATCAAACGGAACATTAACAACGCTTGATAGCTCAAAATATTATTTTACGAAATCTTCTAACTACTCAAAAATATATTTAAAAGATAGCGAGATTTTTCCTAGCCATGACAATATCAGGCAGGCAATTAAAATAACTTTTGTAAGTGGTTATGGAACAACTGCGAGCAATGTTCCTCAGGGCTTAAAAACTTTATTGCTTCAACACATAGCATATTTATTTGAAAATGCTGGCGATTGCTCAGATACATCAGAAATTTATAATAATTATTTACCCTATACCGCACCAAAAAAAATATTTGATATAATATGAAATGCGCAACAATCAAAAGAGTAAAAAATAAAATTTGTGCATCAGATTTTAATAAAAGAATTTTGATACAAACATCGCAAAAATTAAGCAACAACGCCCCAAATTCAGTTAACACAACCACATTTACAACAATTGCAACAGTCTGGGCAATGATTAAAACTAGTGCAATAAATGAGTTTATAAACGGCGTTAATATTTCTAATGGCGTCAATACTGATTTTTATATTCGTTATACATCAACAATAGATTTTAAACAACAACTATTTGTTGAGTATAAAAGTAAATTATACTCTATACAGCCAGTTGAAAATATTGATGAGCAAGATTCTATTATCAGGTTAAGAGCCTCGGAAAGGGGCGATAAAACAATTAACGCAAATAAAAGATGACAACAGGAGTTACAAGCAATGTTAAAGAATTATTCGTTAAGCATAAACTATTGCCGAATGCTATGAACAAAGCGATTCGTTTAAGCGCTTATAACGCTGGCAGATTATTAGTTCAAGATTTAAGGCAAGAAATCAAAAAACCTAAAAGCGGTAAAGTTTATAAAATTTATTTAGGTAAAAGAAAAAAATATCATATCGCATCAGCTCCGCATGAAGTGCCAGCTTACAGAAGCGGAAAGTTTTATAAGTCAGTAAATTTTTTAGTAAGAGGGGTTAATAGAATGGAATTTGGCTCGGAAGGTGTTGATTATGCAAGATATTTAGAAGAAGGAACAAGTAAGATGGTAGCTAGAAAACCATTTGAAAAAACTAATAAAAAAAATTATGAGTTAATAAAGTCAATGTCAACTAATAATATTAATAATGAAATTAGAAAACTAGGATTCAGGGTTACAAAAATATGAAAGGAATACACATTGTTAATCGTTTAAAAGAAGTTTTGCCAAAATATACCGATGATTTTAATGCGACCGCTTTAATTAGCTCCCTATCTAAATCAGGTAGTTTAATAACTGGTGTAACTACAACAAACCATAATTTGACAACTGGCGATTATGTAACAATTAAAGGAGCTAAAGAGCCAATAACTTTATCGGCAATTACATTTGTTGGAAATATCGCAACCGCAACATCATCAACGGATCATAAATTAACAAATCCAGCAAGTTATTATCAAAGTTTTGTCGAAATATCTAGTGCAAATTCTGATTATAACGGAACATTTGAATTACTTGAGGTTATAAGCTCAACTAGTTTTAAATTTAAACTAAAAACAATTCCGACCGCGACAACAACTGGAATCTTATTGTTGCCTGATTTTGATGGATATAATGGTTATAAACAAATTACTAAAATTAACGATACAACTTTTAGTTATTCATCAACCGCTACTTTACAATCGCCAGCAAGCGGAGCTATTAAGGCTCTAACAAGCTCTAGGGTTGATTTTACCGCAAATATTGACAGGATAAAAGAAGATTATTCGCAATCATCAAATGCGACCAATGAAACTTGGCTATATGTAGTTATTGGTGATGATGAAACCTACAACAATAACATTACAACGCAAGATATAACCAGCCAAAAAAAGAACAATCAAGATTTCAGATTAGAAACTATTCAAAGATTTAGTTTATATGTGATTGTTAATACTAAAAATTCGGTATTGGCTGGCATAGAATCAGATACCGCTCGAGGTTATTTAATACCAATATTAAAAAGCATTGCAAATTATAGATTTCCTGCAATTTTTACCGATAACTCTTATCAACCAGTAAATTATTTAGGTGGCGGTGAGGAAGAGTATGAAAGAAGTTATTATATTCATCGCTTTGATTTTGCTTGCGCTGGACTGATTCAATCAAGTGATACGATTGATAAATTTATAGGCGTTCCATTAAAACAAATTGAGGCAAGCATTAATTTACCATTTACTGCAAATATGCGGTAAATTTGGATTTATTCTAATTGCAAGAATTAAAAATTTTAATAGATTGTTTTTACATAATCAAAAATTTATTTTATGAAAATAGTTTTAAAACAAGACTTAAGAACACCACACGGAATATACAAAGCAGGCGATGAAATCAATATTGTTTGTGATGAAAATAATTTGCCAATTGATAGTTTTTGGCGAAATCGTGTAAAAGATTCAGTAATTGACAATTGTTTAGAAGTTGTCAAGGAAACAAATAAATTAAAAAATAATAAATAAAATTTATGAACAAAAGACCAGCAATTTATTCAGCAATCAACTCAGCAAAAACGCCAATCACTCCAGAAGGAAGAGAGATACTAATTGTTGCTCCAATGGTTTCAGGCACAGCTACAAGCGGTGCTTTGGTTGAAAATATTCTATCAGAATTAGAGTTTAATAATCATTTCGGCAGAACTTCAAAGCTAGCTAAAATCGGAAGACAAATAATCAAAGCTTCTAACATTTCAGGAATTAAACCTAAAGTTTCGGCAATTGGTTTAACTGATAATGCCTCAGGAGTCTCCGCAACTGGTTCATTTGCAATCTCAGGAACTGCTACAGCTTCTGGAGTTTTAAGTTTCTATGTTGATTCTATTCGTGGCAAATATGATGTTGCCGTTGCTGTTGGAGATACCGCTAATGCGATTGGAACAACCCTTGCATCTTTAATTAATGCGGACTTAGACAAAATTGTTTCAGCTTCAAATTCATCAGGAACAGTAACTCTAACGGCTGTAAATAAAGGAACTGTTGGTAATTCAATTGGAATTAAAATAGATAATTCGGTTGCTGGAATTACTGTAGCTTTAACAGCTTTTAGCTCAGGTGCAACAGACCCTTCTTTGACTGGTTTATTTGATGTTATTAATAGCAAAAGATTCTCAACTATTATTTATCCAAGCGATTGGACTTTAAGCACTTTAACCGATTTAACAGAAGCTAGATTTTCAGTTAATAATAATGTTTTATTTGGACAGGGTATTATTTATAAAACTGCAACTTATTCAACTTTAAATTCAGCTGGCGACGCTTTAAATTTAAAAACACTTACTTATTTTGGAAACAAATTAATTTCATCGGCAACTAAAAAAGGTGGAGCAATATTTGAAGATCCAATGGTTATTGCTGGATATTTTGCAATTTATAGAGAATTAAGATTAACTCAAAATTCTAACATATCAGCAATTACATCTAATGGTCAATCAAACGGCGGTATTAAATTTGGTGCGATTCCTTATCACAATACTCCATTTAGTTTGTTGCCCGTTATCCCGACAGGTGAGGATTTTACGGATGCAGAATCTGCAGAGCTTGAAAACTCGGGAATATCAATATTAAGCAATAACATCGCTAATAATATTATTACCGCAAATAAAGTGGTTACCACTTATAAAACTAATGCATTAGGCTTATCTGATATAACATTTAAAGATTTAAATAAAATCGATACATTAACACTTATTGTTGAATACTGTTTCTTAAATCTTAAAAATCAATATTCTCAACATACCTTAACAACTGGCGATTTGATTGCTGGATTACCGCAAATTAATAAACAAGAATTTATTAATATTATGGTTGTATATTATAATTACCTTGCTAGCCAAGGACTGTTAATTAAAAGTGCAGAGGCAATAGAAGCTTTTAAAAATGCTTTAAATGAATCAACTGTAATTGATTTAGCTAATGGAAAAATTGTTGCAAATGCAATTGCTCCAATAACTTCTCAATTAAATGATATATTCTTAAACTTCACTCCAACATTTGAATAATTATGACAATACTTTCGCATAAACCTTTAACAATTAATAGCGATATAATCGCCTATGAAGGTGCTTGTAAATTAACAATTGGCACAAAAGAAAGAAAGCCTAACCCGCAAATAGCTGGTGAAATTATTTTTACAACTGATAATTCAACAAATCACAGCACTTTTAAGGTCACGGTTAGAAATACCGATGAAAATAATGAAAAATTTGAAAAGTATTATAACAACGGCAATAATAATGTTATTAGTTATGGTAATACTTCTTTGTCACTTATGGCTTTACAAACAATGCCAGAAAATGAAGATCAAGGCTTAACCGAATATGTATTTTATGGACAACCAAAAATTTAATTTATCGCAAGAGATTGAAGTTCATTTGTCTGAAAATGGCAAAAACATTAACAAAGCTATCAACGAGTTATATCTTAAAGCTCCGAGTGCTTACGATGATAGATATTTAATTTTATCACTTAGGCAATCATTTTTAAAGGCAATGACGCAATTAGCTAAAAGCTTTGATAATCAACGCTCTAATGTTGCAGAAAAAGAGGAACAAGATGATAAAATTGATGAAAAAGCTATTAAGGCAATTATAAATCTAGGCGGTGAAGATATCATAAAATTTTACAATGATTTTATTGATTTAGCTTCTAAAAATGTTTTTAAAGATTCCGAGTGTTTACAAAAACTAAACAAAGTTGAGTTAAATAAAATAAACGCAGATGATTTGGACAATTTAATTGCTAGATATATCCACCTTTTTTTTGTGAACTCTTGGATGAAAGTGTTAGCATAAGCAAATTAGAATCTTTAATTTGTAATATAGCTTTATTTTATAAGGGTTCAGCACCAATTCCTTGGCTACAAACTTTACCATTATCAAGGTTGGTTTCTTTGCATAATCAGGCGGTAAAAATAAATAAGGAGATGACTAAAAATGTTTAATATTCAATATATTTATGAACTTGTTGACAAGATAAGCCCGTCTTTAAATAAGATCGAAAAAAATATTAGAACAACAAATATAGAGTTTGATAAAGCTGGCGAAAAATTAAAAAGACTCTCAAAAAATCTTTCAAGCTTTGGCAAAGAGGCGTTTGTTAAAATAAGTCTTCCTCTCGGATTATTAGCAAATAAATTTATCAAAGATGCCTCTAACTATTCCGAATCAATTAATAAAGTTGATGTTGCTTTTGGTGATGCTTCAATAAGCGTAAAAAAATTTGCAGAAACAGCGGGTAAAAATTTCGGTATTGATAGAGGAACAGCGTTAGACATGTCAGCTTTATTTGGCGATATGGCTACTGGTATGGGATTAGCTAAAGATAAAGCATCAGTATTAGCAACATCTTTAGTTGGATTATCGGGCGATTTAGCTTCATTTAAAAATCTAAATGTATCAGAAGTCCAAACGGCTTTATCGGGAGTTTTTACGGGAGAAACAGAATCTTTAAAAAGATTAGGGATAGTGATGACAGAAACAAATTTGCAACAATTTGCATTATCTCAAGGTATTAATAAAAAAATATCAAATTTAAATCAAGGTGAAAAGGTTTTATTAAGATATAATTATGTTGTTGCGATGTCTAAAAATTCTATAGGCGATTTTAGCAGAACACAATCAGGATTTGCCAATCAAACAAGAATTTTATCATCAAGATTTAAAGATTTATCAATTACTTTAGGAACGATGATTTTACCTTATGCAGTCAAGTTGCTAGAATACGCAATAAAACTTATTACTTATTTTCAAAGCTTGTCAGAAAGAACGCAAAAATGGATTCTAATAGTTGGTGGTTTGGCTATAGTAGTCGCTCCGATAATCCTTGCTTTAGCAACTCTAAGTTTTGCAATCGGTATTCTTGTTTCTAAATTTAAATATATATTTTATATCGTGCCGATATTAATAGGATTCTTTAAGGATTTTAGTCCGACAATAAGCGTTTTAGCCGCTTCAATTTGGGCAGTAATAACTTCAACAACGCCACTAGGAATAGCTTTTAAATTAATTACATTTGCCGTTATTAATTTTAAAGACGAATTAATGGCAACTTTTAATTGGCTTAGTGAAAAAATTAAACAGGCTATAGGTTGGTTCACATCATTAAGCGATAGAATAAATAATTTAATTGGCGGAAATGGTAATAAAACTATTACTCTTAAAAATGAAAATATTAATAATCAACAAACAAAAATAGGCGGTCAATTAGATGTTAATTTTAGTAGCGTGCCGAATGGAACAAAAATACAAATGACACCAATGAAAAGTAGTCCTATGAATATTGGCGTAAATACAATTTTTAAAGGAGCTTAGATAATGACAATTTTAGATTTATCAACTTACGATCAATTATCAATAAACGAAATAGATTGTTATTTACAATCAACTAGCTTAAGTGGTGGAAGAAAAAAAATATCAAACGAATATCCATTTAGAAAAGAGCGTTATGTTCAAGATTTAGGTGCTTTAGAAAGAAAATTTACTATAACCGTTTTAACAGATGACAATACTGGGTTTGATGATAAAAATGATTTATTAGCAGAATTGGAAGCCGAAGGTAATATTGATTTAGTTCATCCAGAATATGGAGAATTAAAAGTTCAATGCTTAAGCTTTACTGTTGAAAATGATTATATAAGAGAAGCGGGAATATCTAGGTTTACATTAAATATTGAGGTTGCTTCTTTAAATATTAGTCCTGCAGATGCAATAGCTAATAAAGGTTTTTTAGCGACACTTAAAAGCTCTATTCTAGGCAAAAATGAAGAGGCTTTTAATAAAGCTTTTAAATCTGTCAAAAATGCTAAAAGAAAATTAGACAAAGCAGTTAAGTCAATAAAAAAAGTTTCAACGCAAATTAACAGTGCCTCAAGAAAAATACAAGGTTTAGGTGATTCGTTTGCCGACTTCTCAACATCTTTAAATCAGATTGCCAACTCAGCTAAAACATTAGCACAAAGTCCTTCAGTTCTAGCGAGTAAAATGCGTGATGTTTTTGATAATTTGCAAAACTCATTTGCAACAGCAAAAGATGCTTTTAATGTTATAAAAGATTTAGTGGGAATCGATGCAGGAGAAAGCCAAGCTAGTGGAAACTCGCAAGAGCAACAAGATATTATCAACAATCAAAATCAATTATCAAATTTAATTAGTGGCAATGCGATGGCTACGATATTAGATTCAGCAGTTAATGTTGATTTTACCAACTTAGAAGAGTTGCAATTAGTAATAAATGATATTGAATCGGCGTTTGCAAAGTTGCCAAAATCACTTGATAGAGAAATCTATAATGATTTACTTTTAATGAAAGTTGAGGCAAATAAAGTATTTAATTCTCTAAGTTTATCACTTCCAAATATTGCCGATTTTGAACTAACAAATCCTATTAGCTTAAATAAATTGTGTTATTTAATTTATGGGAATTTAGATAATAAAGAAATTATTAAGACATTAAATAATATAAAAGATACATCGCTTGTTAGTGGGACAATTAAAATATTAACAAATGAATAAAATATCTATAAAAGTTAACGGCAAATTATTTGAAGGATTTACTGAGGCTTCAATTTCTTATGGTATAGAATCAATGGCGAGACAATTTGCCTTATCAATTACATCTCCCGACCAATTAGCGTCTCCGATTAAGGTTCAAGATAAAATTATTGTTGACATAAATGATAAAAAAGTTTTAACGGGCTATGTTGATGAGTTAGACAAATCAGAATCAGCCTCAACATTTACCTTAACAATTCAGGGAAGAAGTTTAACGGCGGATATTATTGATGTATCAATAAAAAGAAAGACTTACACACAAAGAGATTTTTACCAACTTGCAAAGGCTGTAATTAGCGATAATAATATACCAATTAAGGTTGTTAATAATGTTTTTGGAAGTTTGAGACTGGATTCTAACGCAACCGCAGAAAGAGGTGAAACAATATTTGATTTTTTAGATAAGTATGCAAAAAAAGTGCAAGTTTTATTAACAACAAATGAAAATGGGGATTTAGTAATTACTAGAGAAGGTTCTGGAATAATGATGGGGCAATTATTAAAAATTTATATTGGCGATGGTGTTAATAATATTCTATCTTCTAGTATCAACATTAACACAAGAGATAGATACAACACAATAGAAGTTTATTCCAGCACTCACGATAAAGATACTTATTCAAAATCAGCAATCATACAAACAGCAAGAGCGGTTGATAGTTCAATAAGAAATTCAAGAAAATTAATTATTAATCAAACAACAAACAGCAAAACAATTTCATTGACAAATTTAGCAAATTGGAATGTAAATATTAGAAGGGCTAAAGGATCAAGATATACTTGTAGAGTAGTTGGTTTTACCTTACAAAATGAATTATTTGAAGCTAATAAAAAAATTAGAATTAGAGATGAATCAATGGATGTCGAAGGAGTTTTTTTAATACAAAGCGTTAATTTTCAATTAAACTTAACAGAGGGGGCAATAACAGAGTTGCAAATCGTTGAAATTGGGGCGTTTAGCTTAGAAGGAATTAATTCTTTTAGTAAAGATAAAATCGGAGAAAATCTAATTAAGCTTTAACCTTAGTTTGCCCCGCACTATTTATTTGCACGGGATAAGTTCCAGCACTACTACCAGAAGGAATAATAACCTGCATTGATGCACTTTGGTTTAATACTAAAGCGGAAGCGTCGCCAAGTTCAACAAGCGGTGCATTTACCTTAAATTTTTTTGATATAGTGGCAAGAAAATTTGTCGTTCCCAATAACTCAACATCACCATTTTTCTTAAAAATTATTTTATTACCTTTTTTAAAATTACCGATAGCCTTTTCCGTTGCCTCAAGGGCTGGTTGTGTTGCGATATTAAAAGGAATCGCCATCGCATTATCTAGATTTTGACCAAAAACATAAACCAAAGAATTATTATCAGCTTCCATATTTGAAGATTCGCCGTAAAAATGTAAAAGTAAGCATTCAACAACTACACCATCGGAAAGAACAATTTTTGCACTTTTCCCGCCGTTAAGTGTTTGTGATATATAGCCCTTTTCGATAATCATTTTTTGATTTATTCTAATTGAAAAACATTATTAATTTGAATATAAAAAAGATAATAAAATTTTCAATTAGAAAAATGCAAGATATAAAATTAATTCATAACGGCAAGTATTGGACATTAGATTTCGAGAACGGTGATTTAGCTAAAACCGATTCTTTAGATACCGCTGTCTATATGTCAGTGCTTTGCGAAAAAAGAGCAGATGTAAAAAAAGTTGCTAATCCACTTTTAAGAAGAGGGCATTTTAGCAGTATTTTTTATAATTATGAAGTTGGTTCTTTTTTATGGTTTTACGCATATCAAACAAATATAACGAGTGAAGTATTAGAATCGATAAAAAAAGCCGTTTCTGATGGTTTAAAATGGTTTATTGATGATAAAATTATGACTAAAACAAAAATAACTACCGCTCAAAAAAAAGATAGCGGTATTGATATTGGTATTGAATTATTTGGAAAAAAAGATGATTCAAAATATTATAATTTATTCGTGAATTTATGATATTATTTTCAAGCTTAACAGAAATTCAACAAAAGATAAAAAACGCCCTAATTCTTTCTTGCAATACGGGCGTAGCCGATACAAAAAAACATGTTGACCCAAACATTAGAAATAATTTTATTGGCTCAATTGCCGACTCAATGTCAGCTGGTTTTGATGAAAATAATGATAAAATAAAAGAAGTTTTAAATCAATTATTTCCACAAACCGCAACAGATGAATATTTGGATTTATGGTGTGGTTTTTTTGGCATAACAAGAAAGCCAGCAGTAAAATCAGAAGGTTATATTGTTTTTACTGGAGTCGCTGGAACAATTATACCAGCTGGGACTTTGATTAAAAAATCAGATGATACGCAATATACATTACAAACAGCTAGCACAATTTCAAGCAACTCTATTAATTGCACAATTGCTAGAGTTGGAACGATTGCAACAGCCACAACATCAAGCAATCATAATTTGTCAACTGGATTATCAGTTGTAATTGCTGGTGCTGGACAAAGTGAATATAATATAACTTCAACAATTACAGTTATTAGTGAAACTCAATTTACTTATGAAGTAAGCGGTTCGCCAACAACTCCAGCAACTGGAACAATAACAGCCACAGCTACTTTTGGAAACGGGTTTGTTTATGCCGATGTTGCTGGAGTTAGTGGTAATTCGATTGGAGGATCTCAATTATCTTTAGTATCTCCAATTATAGATGTAGATGATATTTGTTATTTACCTTATAATGGCTTATATTACGGGCAAGATGCGGAAGATGACGAAGATTTAAGAGTTAGATTACTACAAAGAACATCTTCATTTGTAGCACCTTTTACAGAGGTGGGAATTCCAGTTTTTTTAAGAGAAAAAGTAAGCGGTATTACTAGAGTTTGGGTTCAGTCCGCAACTCCAAGTGCTGGCTATGTTTCTATATATTTTACTAGGGATAATGATGCAAATATTATTCCAAATTCAACGCAGGTTTTACAAGCTAAAAATGCTATTATAGATTTTGACAATGGAATAAAGCCCGCAAATATCAGTGATGCTTATGTAGTTGTATCAGCTCCTACTCCCGTTCCAATTGCAATAACTTTTAGTTCGTTATCGCCGAATACTACAATAATCAAAAATGCGATTCAAACAACGCTAACTGATTATTTTAAAAGCGATGCAGTAGCTGTTGACAAAGATATAACTGTTGATGAAATAAAATCAGTTATTTTTAATGTAGTTGACGAAGAAGGAAATTCACCAACATTTACTTTATCGCTTCCTAGCTCAACAACTTCAATTTCAAGTTCACAATTAGCAACGCTGGGGGTGATTAGCTATGCTTAATGAAATTAGCTTAGACCAACAAACAAATATTCTTGCAAGTTATTTAAGAGATGATCCTTTGTATGAATCAAAAAATATTGAAGGTGAGCCTTTAAGAAAAATCTTAAAAGGATTAGCAACTCAATTCTTGGATACTAGAAATAAAATAAATTATACAGTAGAGCAATATAACCTCACCAAAACAACCGATTTAATAAGCGAGTGGGAATCGTTTGTTGGTATTCCTGATGGTTGCATAAAAAACACGGGGACACTAGAACAAAGAAGATTAAATATTTTATTAAAACTTGCAGGAATTAATGCAACAACCAAAAAACAATTTGAAAATATTGCAAAGGTTTTGGGTTATAATATTGATGTAGAAACTGGCGTTGATACTTCAACATTTCCGATGACTTTTCCAATAATTTTAATGAGTCCAGCGGAAGCCCCCTTTATTATTGTGGTTACGCTTGATGCAAGTTTAAAACCAGCGGGATTTCCTTTAAAATTTCCGATATCGTTTACAAGCGATGTCCCAGATATTTTAAAGTGTCTTTTTAACAAACTCAAGCCTGCACATTGCAAGCTTTATTTTAGGTATAAATAATTATGGCAGATTTTATTACAACAAAAGCAAATGGTGATTCTTTAGATGCTAACGAGTGGAATCAATTTGAAGAAATTGATAATGCGATTGATTCAAGCGGATTAACATTAACTACTGCACAAAAAGACCAACTAAAAATAAGCATGGCAAGATATGCTAGCGGTGCTAATTTTTACACCGATGGCGGAAGTGCTAACGCTTATGTTTTAACCAGCATATCACATGGCGGAGGCAAAAGCTTTGCACCAGCTGGAGCGGGAGCGGTAAATTATTTTAATGGAATGAATGTAAGATTTCGACCAGCAAATAATAACAGTGGTGCGTCAACTGTTAATGTTTCTAGTTTTGGATTAAAAGATATTAGAAAATCTGATGGAACAACTGCGTTAACGGGTGGAGAATTAACAACTGCAAATGATGTTATTTTAAGATATGACTCAACTAATTCTTGTTTTATTATTCAAGAATATTTGCCAGCAACATCCACAGTTCAAGGCGTTGTTTACCGCAAAGCCCCAACAATTACAAAATTAACCTCAGGCTCTGGAACTTACCCAACCCCCGCAGGAGCTTTATATTTAAGAGTTAGACAAGTTGGTGGAGGTGGTGGCGGTGCTGGATCTGGAACAATTGCGGCTAACAATCACGGAAGTGGTGGAAATGGCGGAACTACGACTTTCGGAACTTCACTTTTAACTGCAGATGGCGGAGCTGGTGGTGGTGGAACTGGTAGTGGTGCTGGTGGAGTTGGTGGTTCTGCAACTATTAACTCTCCTGCTTACGGAACTGCTATATATGGCGGAAGCGGAATAAATTCATCTACAACTACCTCAGCTCAATATCAATCTGGAGGAATGGGAGCGCCAAGTGCGTTAGGGGGGGCTAGTGGTAGAGGTGATATTGCCGCTCAAGGAAACTCAGGAAGCGGTGGAGCTGCAGGCTTTGGAAATCCTTCTTCATATGTTGGCGGCTCTGGTGGTGCTGGTGGATTTATTGATGCAATTATTCCATCTCCTTCGGCAACTTATGCTTACAGCATTGCATCTGCGGGAACTGCTGGTTCAGCTGGAACTGGAGGATTTGCTGGTGCAACTGGTGGCTCAGGCTATATTGAAGTAACCGAATATTATAATTAAAATCATATGAAAATAGAAAAAGTTCAAGATATAAAATCGCAAAAAGGTTATAAATTTAATAATCAATTTTTTGTTGCTTATGAGGGTAATTCTCAATTTGATAAAAATAATCAAGATTATCTTTCTTGCTTAGAGTTTATTAAAAATGGCGGTAAATTAGAACCCGAATTCACGCCAGAAGAGTATTTAAAAAGAGCAAAAGATAATAAACTTGCTCAACTCGAAGCCTTTATTTTATCTAAAAAAACTGAAAAATACACATCTCACCTCGCACCTGAAATTATAGACGGCTCTAAAATTGGAGCTGAGGTTAAGTTTTACTGGCATGTCGATTCAATTCCAAACAGCAATTTAACTCCTGAAAGCGTTCTTATTAAATGCACCATGGACTATGTAAGTTGTGTTAATCTTGCTAAGAAAACTGGCACTGATTATGCAAGCGAAAAAACAATTTACGATAATTGTGTAAAGCAAAAAATCGTTCCATATTCTACAACTATTATTAAAAACGACAAAGAACAAGCTGGCGTAGTTAATATCTTTCCTGTTGCATTTTCTATAGCTGATCATATTCAAAATAGAGAAATTAATAACAATAAACTTTTGAAAATAAAAGAAATTCAAATCAATGCTTGTAAAAGTGTTGAGGAAGTTGAAGCAATTAAATTTGAATAATTATGGAATGTAAAATTCAAAAACATTTAAAAGTTGAAATTGTCGATGGAAGATTCTTTTTGCAAGAAGATTTTATTTATATTTTTGAATATTTAGGCAAAGAAAATAGTATTATAGTTCCAGCGGGCTTTAATACCGATGGTTTTTCAACTCCCAAATTATTTAAGCCATTTCAAAGCGAAACGGGCAAAGGAATTGAAATCGCTGTTGTTCATGATTTTTTATATTCAAAACAAGCTCCCGCACATATTACTAGAGCGGACGCTGACATGGCTTTTTTACAAGGGCTTGAATGTCTAGGAGTTAGCAAATTTAAACGCTACGCAATGTATATTGCGGTTAGATTATTTGGTAAATCAAAATATAAGAAACAGTGATTGATTTTATTACCATATTTAACTTAATGAAGCAAGCACCAGAATTTTCAATGTTGTTTGTTTCTTTTTTTATTTATTTAGCAATCGAAAATAGAAAGAAAATTATCAAACTCAAAGACTATGAAAATAAAGAAAATATGGGGATTTTTGTTAAAAATGAGATTAATGCATCGGAAACAAGAATAAAACAATATATTGATGAAAAATTTAAAGCTTTAAAAAATGGACTTTAAACAATTTTTAGAACAAATTAAAGGATTAACCGACCCCGCAATATTTGCCATAATTGCTAAATTTGCAATTGCTTTCTATTTTCTAAAGCTTTTATTTAAAGGGTTTAAAGAGCTTTTAAAACTTATTTTTGCATTTAAGGAAAAAAAAGACAATTTTGAAGAATCACAAATAGAATTTAAAGAATTTAAAAAAACTTTAAATAAAGTTCAAGAAGCTGGTATAGAGACGATGTTAAGAATATCAAAAATAGAAAAAGATTTAAGCTTTTTAGACGCTTACAGAAATGAAAAACATGGTAAAGATACTGAAATTGAAGAATCAAGAAAAACCATGAAATTAATATTAGAAAAATTAACAACAAACAATAAATAATTTATGTTAACAAAACAAAATGGAGCAAAAATATATTCGATTATTTATTTGATTGCTTTTTTTGCTTACCCCACTTTGATTGGAATTGATATTTTTGAGCCAATTAAGCAAGAAACATTTGACAATTTAGGAAAGTTCCTATTTTATGCTGGAAGTGGTTTCTTTGCGATTATAGGCTTAGGAAACATCAATTTATTAACTGGACTTTTAAAAAAATAATGTTTAATTTTATTTTACCATTGATTCTTAAATCTAAAAACTTTGTAATTGGAGCTATTGGAATAATTTTATTTTTATTTATTTTCTGCTTTGTTAATAACTATTTTGAAGCTCAAGATAAGGTTGAAGAATTTGAAAGAATTGAACAGGAAACAAAGGAATTTCACCAAGAAAAAATCCAAGAATTAAAAGAAACATTAAAAAAAAGAAATAATGCTAAAAAAATTGATTATAATGATGGCGGTAATCTTGATGACGATTTCTTGCTCAAATCGCTTGAATAAGAATTTATCAAAAGACCAACTGCAAAATTATATTGATACATTGCCCGAATATCCTCGAACTAGTTCTTTTACTAGAGAGGAGCGGTTAAGGATTGCACGGGCACCATTTCGTTTTAAAAACTGGGTGGATCAAATGTTAGCACTCTATAAATGTGCTAAATTTAATGAATGTAATAAATCTAAAAAATAATTTATGGGAATTTTAAAAAAAATAAAAGACTTTGTTATAACTACGCAAATTATAACTATTGATGATTTAGAAACTAAAAACTTTAAAAAAGAAGAATGGTTTAAAACCAATACGGGTTTAGATAACACTCCAAAGCTTGGTATTTTAACTTGCTTGATTTTTACAGCAACAAAAATGCAAAAGATAAGAGATGCAATTAACTTGCCAATTAATATTACTAGCGGTTATCGAACACCAGAAGTAAATAAAGCAGTTAAAGGAAGTCGATCATCAAGACACATGCAAGGTTTAGCCTGTGATTTTTATATTATTGGTAAAGACATTGAGGAAGGCGGTAAAATTGTGGCTAACGCTTGCAAAAAAAACAAAATTAGTTTTGACGAAATATTAATTGAAAGAGGTTGCATTCATATTCAATTTAATTTGAATGATAAAAATAATAAAAACTTTGTCGGATTTGCCGAATTAATAAACGGCGAATGGGTTGTTAAAAATGCTTAATTATAAATCTATGATAATATTTTTAATTTTATTCTTATTTACTTCAACCGCAAAAGCGGAAGTTTACGAATGGAAAGTGCTTAGAACCGTTGATGGCGATAGTTTGGAAATTGCCAATGAATTTTTACCGCAAGAATTAAAACTTTTTGTGAGAGCCAAAGGCGTTGACACTCCTGAAAAAGCCCCGAGCGCTAAATGTGAAAGAGAAAATGCTCTAGGACAAAAAGCTACAATATTTACAAAAAAAGCAATTGAGAATGCTCAAAAGAATAATCAAAAAATTACTTTTACTGAAATTAAATGGGACAAATACGGTGGTCGAATAATTGCCAAAGTCCTTATCAACAATAACGATTTAGCTCAAGACCTGATTAAAAACGGGCTTGGGAGGGCTTATTATGGCGAAAAGAAAAAAAGCTGGTGCGATTAACTATTTACAATATAGACTTTTTGCTATTTTCCCACAAACACTAATAGACTGCAATTCTTTTGCGTTTAAACATTCGAGAATAAATTTGCTTTGTTTTTCAGCATCGCAAATAGAATCTTTGCTTTTTATCATATTTGTAATAATATGGAGTCCAATAAAAAACAAAAAAAACAAAAACAAAATAGTCAGCCCTTTGGCTAAAAATGATAGATTACAACTCATGTTAAAACCTCAAAATTAAATAAACAAAAATAATCATACACATTATGCAACCAAAAGCATAATCAATCCTCTTTTCTTTCCAAGGAAGCTGTGAGTATTTATTATACATAAAGCTGTGAAAAAGAATAAAAACAAAAACTAAAATAAATAACATAATTAAATAAAACGAATTAAAAGTTGTAAAACCGCACCGATAAACATTAAAAACGCTCCAACCGCACCAAATTTATTAGTTATTTCACAATTCCACATAAAAAGACAAAATCCTATGCCCCATATCACCGTTAACAATAATCCTAATATTAACATTTAAACCTCCGTATCGTAATCAAATAAAAATAATATGCCAAAAAAAATAAAAATATGAAAAAAATTGCAAACTAGCATAAGATTTGAAGCGTCAAAAATATATGCAATTATTGTTAATGGTGTTATGACAACAATTGTTGAAATAAATAAACACCAAAAAACAAAAAGCCCATTATCATTCCAAATTGTTTCTATGTAAAGTTTCCCATCAAACCCTAAAAATAATTTTGCATTTTTTTTATATTTTTCAAATTTTGATTTAAAATAATATTTTAATTTTTTCATTAAACCTCCATAAAATTGCTTTTAATTTCTTTAAGAACGACATCTTTAAAGAAAATGGGATTGTTAGTAATATAAGCATTAAAACCCATCGAATTGAGCTTTAAAAACCAGTCTAATTGTTCTTTTGTTAAATGTATTTCGCTTGGCGATCCTATTCTTTTTACTTCGCAAAATGCAGTATCTCTATAATTTATATTTGAAGCATAAAAATAAATTGAAATGTCAAAAAACCCCTTCCTAGAACCTTCCGCTTTTTTTCTCTTAAACAAAGCCATTCTTTGAATTTGAGATAAATGACCGGCAGAACTATCACCATTATCATTTTGAACAAACTCCAGTTCATTAAATTTATTCAATTGCTTTAATTCATATTGCAATAACACCGCTTGTTTATAAAAATATTGTTGCATGTCGCTTTCTTTTAATTGCGATAGTCGATAAATAAGCAACTCATTAGGAGTTTTAGGCTCTTTTGGAATATCTTTATTAAACAAAAAGTTAATTTTGTGCAAAAATTCTTTTGGCACTAATTTATCAATGTTTTTTAAATCAATATATTCAGTTGTTTTATTCGCTATAACTGGTTTTTTTTTATAATAATTCATATTCTTTTTTTAATTCATTATATTCATTTAAGCGTTTTGTAAATTTATCAGAGTTAATAAAATCCAAAAGTTCAAGAGCATAACCGTCTCTAACATTTTTAACACCTGTGCCAATAAAATAACTTTTTTTTATGAAATTTTCATATACTAGTTGAATATAGTAATCTGTTTTCATGTATTCATCACCAAAAATAGGGTCTATAGTAAATCTATCATCAAAACGAATAACTTTTATAATTTCACCAAGACTTAAATCAATTTTATGACCATAAAAATTAATAAATCTAGCTTTCTCAAGCTTCTGTTTTAATTCTTTTTTAGCTTTCTCAAGCTTTTGTTTTAATTCTTTTTTAGCTTTGTATTTTTTCCAGAATTGCATATTATATAAAATTTTTCAATACTTTCTCAATTTCTTCCATATGTGAAAAATGTGGAGCATGTCCGCAATTTTCAATAATATGTAGCTCAAAATCCTTAATCCTTTCTGCAAATAATTTTGCTTGCGAGCTTGCAACTACTGTATCTTTCCTGCCACTAAAACAAATTGTCTTAGGAAATTTTTTAAAATTAACATCGAAACAAGAAAAGTCTTTTAAGCGTAAAAGTTGTTGTTCTAAAGCATAACAACTTAAAACATTTAAATCTTGAATTTTCATTTTGTCAAAAACAAGATCGGCGTTTTTATCGCAACTAGCACTCATTTTAATTAATTGTCGAATTGTTCCCTCGGGACTGTTTTTAAAATCAACTAAAAAATAATCAAACATTTCTTTTGGCATTCCAACTTTATTTGTTTCATTTTCAACAAATTGAAAAATTGGAGCAATTAAAATTAAAAGCTTTGTTTTTAATAACTTTTTTTGAATTAAATTAATCGCACAATGCGTGCCAAGACTCCAAGCGATAGTAATATCATATTCTTTACAACCTTCATAATTTCTAGGAAATATTCCATCATTATTACTAGCTACATAATCGTAAGTCTCAAACTCAGCATCTTTAAAGATGTTTTTAAATTCGTTTTCAAGTGTTTTTGGTTCTTGACCCCAGCCGTTAAGGCATAAAATTTTTTTCATATTTTATTTAGTTGTTATTCTAGTTGATTAACAAAATAGTTTGTTTCTTAAAAACAATTAAATTTGATAATCAAATTATTTTTGTTGATAATAATTAACCATTTCTTGGTATTCCTGATTTGTTAAAATCAAGTTATTCCAACCTCTTTCTCGCCCCAATTCATGAACTTTTTCGATCAACACCTGCATTTCCTCAAGAGTCGCATCGGCAAATGAAGCTGGGACTCGAAAATATTCTTGTAAACCTTCGACTAAAGATTTTATTTCCTTAATTGTCATATTATTGTAGTTTTTTTTGTTTTATGTTAGTTCGTTTTTATATCATCTAAGCTTCCAAATTCTCAAAGCCCTAGCATGACTCGTCGTCACCGTGCTGCTCTCAAACCCGACGCATTCCCATTTAGACTTCTCTTTAAAGATTGATCCCGCTGCATTTCCCAAGTCTTTAGCCCAATCGCCGCCTCGGTATTCGTATTCCTCTCTAACCTTGTCGGCTGTTACAAAGCCTTTCATATTAGCAATCCAGAATGCGATTGATCTGGCTTTAGCTAGTGCCTGTTCGCGTCCACTAGTCGCGGTTTTGATGCCGTCGTCTCTAAGTTTTCGTGATTGTGCGTAGTCGAATAGTGTTTCCATATCATTGATTGCTATGGGTTATTGGGCGGCGGTAAGCAATTACCCGACTTGAAAACTCCACATGGCTTGTAAAATGGCTTTTATGCCATGATCTATCACTAGCCGCTTGGTATTCATCACCCGCTTGTATCGCTTCACCTTCCTCAAGCATCCGATATTGCGGCTCTTGCTTAGGCATTGGGCGGAATACTACCGTGTTTGTGTATGTTACGTTTTTACTACATTCCACAAACCAATCTAAGCCGCCTCGATCATTGTCTAGTAAACATATATCACCGATTAAG